GCGAGACATTAAGAGGACCGGCATTTGAACCAATTTTAATAACTAACTTTGACGAATTTAAAACATACTTCGGTGGCACATCACCACTTAAGGATGGTGCGGGTAATCCGAAATATGAATTACCATATGTAGCAAAGTCTTATCTACAAGAATCAAATCAATTATTTGTAACAAGAGTATTAGGTTTAACTGGATTTAAACCTCTTAACACATATGGTATTAAAACATTAGGGGGAGTGACTGTAGATTTAGATACTACTCCAACGTCAACAACCGGAACAACTGATCCAACAGATATGGTTAGTGGTGATTTCTATTCTGATTTAACAGGAAAGACATCTACAGAAGGTACATCTATAATTGAGTTCATTTCTGGTGGTACGTACAGTCACAATGATTGGTTCACTATTGGTGTTGTACCAACAAGTGCAACTAGCTCATTAACTGGTGAACAATTATCATCTCCAATCGGCGCAAACAATAATAAAAATTGGTATAACACATATTTCACTAAAACCGGTGCAACAGACGCAACTATTGACGGTGTTTATTCATATTTGTTTATATATTCAACGGGAACAACTGAGTTTAATGTAACACAATACAAATATGATGCTTCTTTAAATGAAGACTATGCAGATAAGGTTGTATTAGCATTAAGATCAAGAGGTTCATACTCATCAAATGTGTTATCACACAGAGTTACTGGAAGTACTGCGGTACAAATAGCTGGAGATGATATCGATTTTAATCCATTAAGTGAATTCACATTAACTGTAACAGATATTGATGGTGACGCCAAAGAATTCAATTGTTCTTTAGATCAAACATCAACAAAATATGTAACAAAAGTTGTTGGCTCAGATGTATTTGATAAGGATAGAACGAATTTCCCAGTTTATGTTCATGAAGCATACCCAAATCTTGTTGCTAATCTTTTTGAACAAGGATTAATTAGAGGATTGAGTACAACTGAAGTGAGAGTAAGTGAAGGCACCAATTTTGCAACTCAGTGGGATACTGCTAGTTCATCAATGGTTGTTTCTGAAGTAAGAGGTGGTAATGTTTCTGACCTTTTCCAGATTTTAACAATATCTGATGGTGAGGCGTCTAACTTTAATGTAAAAGTTATGATCCAAAACATCGATCTTGAAACAGGTGAATTTGATTTAATTGTTAGAGATTTTAATGATACCGATGAGAATTTAGTTGTATTAGAGAAATATAGTAGATGTTCAATGAATCCAGATGTTCCTGGGTATGTTGCTAGAAAAGTTGGTACATCAGATGGTGAATATGAATTGAGATCAAAATATATTATGTTATTAATGGCTGAAGGTCATCCAACGGATACCATACCAGCTGGATTTAAAGGATTTACAACTAAAAATGATATTGGTGGTGTAAGATTCAAAACACAATATTATGATGCTGGCGAAACACTATACTATGCTGCTAGCGGAGCACCAGTTACAACAAATGGTGATAAAGTTAGAAAGGTTAGTTTAGGATTTTCGACCAGCGAACACTTTAGAGCAGATAGGGATATGTTGAAGTTTAAGGGTACTTCTGCATCGCAATCAACTTTTGGTTTTCACCTTTCATCTAGTGCTGCAACAATTACTGGTTCTACTGGTGAGTTTTTATATAAAACAACTCCATATAATTTAGAGGGTACTGATAAAGGTAAATTGACAACCACATCATTTAGAAAATTCACAATACCAGTATTTGGTGGATTTGATGGTTGGGATATTTACAGAAATACTAGAACCAATGGTGATGCATACATTTTTGGAAAAACTACATATGCTGCAAATCATTTAGCAAACGGTGGTGTATTCAGTCCAACAGTTGGTAATTCAGATTATTATGCTTATCTACAAGGAATTGAAACATATGCAAACCCAGAGGCAGTTGATATCAATCTATTCTCAACACCAGGTATTAACTGGTTTGATCATAGTTCATTGGTAACACAAGCGGTAGATGTCATCGAAAATGATAGAGCTGACTCACTTTATGTGATTAACGCACCAAATTTCACAACGGCAGATGAGGCAATCGGTGGATTGGATGATTTGGGATTAGATTCTAATTATTCAGCAACTTATTGGCCTTGGATTCAAGTAAGAGATACAGATAACGCAACACAATTATATATTCCACCAACAGGTGAGGTATTAAAAAATATTGCGTTAACAGACAATGTTTCTTACCCATGGTTCGCACCAGCTGGTTATTCTAGAGGTCTAGTGAATGCAATTAAAGCACAGAAAAAACTTACTTTGGATGAAAGAGATGATCTTTACAAAGCAAGAATTAACCCAATTGCGACATTCTCTGATACAGGTACAATTATCTGGGGTAATAAAACATTACAAGTTAGAGAATCAGCACTAGATAGAATCAACGTAAGAAGATTGTTATTAAGAGCTAGAAAATTAATCTCCGCTGTTGCCGTAAGATTATTGTTTGAACAAAACGATGATCAAGTTAGACAAGAGTTCTTGAGATTGGTTAACCCAATTCTTGAATCAATTAAGAAAGAAAGAGGTTTATTCGATTTCCGTGTAACGGTGTCAAACGATCCAGAGGATATTGACGCTAACACATTAAGAGGTAAAATTTATGTTAAACCAACAAGAGCATTAGAATTCATCGATGTTGAGTTTATCATAACCCCAACTGGGGCTTCTTTTGAAAATATTTAATAAAAGGGTGAGTTGGAAACAATTCACCCAAATTAAATTTTTGTAATTAGAAAATTAGAAATTAGTTGATTAGAATATTAGAAGTTAGTAAAATTAGTAAATTAGTTATTTAGTATTTTAGTAGATTAGAATGCTAATAGCAAAAAGCTAAGGAAAAAAAATGACAAAATCAAATAATTAAGAAAAAAAGTTATTTGAGAGTATTTATAAAAAAAGAATAAAAGAAAAAATATAATTCAAATACAATGGCAGATTTATTAATGAAAATGCCGGTTCCATATGAACCGAAAAGAAAAAATAGATTTATCCTTAGATTTCCTTCATCTTTGGGTATTAACGAGTGGTATGTAACCTCAACATCTCGTCCAAGTGCTAAAATTAACTCAGTGCCAATTCCTTTCTTAAATACTGAAACGTATGTGGCTGGTAGATTTACTTGGGAAGAGATCAAAGTTACATTTAAAGACCCAATTGGTCCATCTGCTTCTCAGGCTCTTATGGAATGGTTCCGTTTACATGCTGAATCTGTAACAGGTAGAATGGGCTACGCAGCTGGTTACAAGAAAAATGTTGAGTTAGAAATGTTAGACCCAACTGGAGTTGTAGTTGAAAAATGGATTTTAGAAGGATGTTTCTTAACTAACTTAAATTTTGGTGACTTGAACTATTCTCAAGATGAATTAGCAACAATCGATGCGTCATTGAGAATGGATAGATGTATCCAAGTTTACTAATATTATAAATTTATATTTTTTAAACCCATCTCTTTTTAGAGGTGGGTTTTTATTTTATTGTAAATCAATCAATTACACCAATTGTTCCACGTGGAAACAATAAGATTGATTTTTATTAATTTTATACTTATATTATAACAAAGACATAAATTATATGGAAAACTTAGATCCAACAATTGCATACGATATTGTAGAATTACCCTCTCATGGAATTTCTTATTCAAATGGGAAAAAATCACTAAAGGTAGCCTATTTGACTGCAGCGGATGAAAACATCCTAACTTCACCAAATTTACTACAATCTCAAAAAGTAGTTGATGAATTATTAAAAAGGAAAATTTTAGATAAAGATTTTAATACCGAAGATCTAATTGAGGAGGATAAACAAGCGATTTTGATATTTCTCAGAAATACCGCATTTGGTAGTGAGTATAAGTTAAATTTATTAGATCCAAAAACGAATATAAATTTTGAAGCAATAATTGATTTATCTGTTTTAAAAACTAAAGAGTTTAATTTAAATGCAGATTCAAATGGTGAGTATGAGTTTTTTCTACCAATTACTAAGAAAAAAATCACTTTTAAATACCTAACAAACAAACAGGAAAATGAATTAGAATTAATTAAAAATAGTTCCCAAGATACCATATTACCATTATCAACAAAAAAACTCGAAATGATGATAAAATCCGTAGACTCAAATAGAGACCCTATGGCAATTTATCAATTTATTCAAAATTTACCAATTAAGGATTCACACGAATTCAAAAAGTTCGCATCACAAAATAAACCAGGTTTAGACCTAATAGTTGAAGTAATCGCCCCGTCAGGAGAAAAAGTCCCAGTATTGGTAGACTTTGGGGTGGAATTTTTTCGTCCCTTCTATGGAATATAAAAAACATCAATTAGAAGCCATAATATTTTTAGTATCTAAAGGTTTTTCGTATCGAGATATACTAATGATGCCAATTCATGAGAGAAACAATATATTGGGCATGATGCTTGAAAATTTATGATATACTATTTATTAGTATTACGCCTTAAATAATGACAGTAGAACAATATAGAAGTCTTTTATCTTCAAGTGGATTAAGTGGTAAAGCTCTTGATGATGCAATGAAAGCATATTCGGAAGGTATTTCCGCAGCATCTAAAAGTTCCAGGGGCTCAGCCGCAACAACACAATTAAGTGGTACGGTATTAGAAAATATCGCAAAGGCAGCTGCATCAGGATTTTATGATAGATTAGGGTCCACACAAGCAAGAATAAATGTTGACACTATACAAACGATGGTTACACAATTAGCAAGTATACCATCGTTTAATCCATTTGAAGTAATCAAAAGTGTTTTAAATGTTGGTGCTACAGCTTTAAATAAAATCATGGGTGATTTTGCAAAATTAAATGATAATTTAATTGAAAACACAAGAGGCTCTGCGGGATATATTGGTGAGGTTAGTGATGGTATGATTAATGGTTTAAGGGAAGCCGTTATTGCAACAACAAGATTGGGTGTAAGCGTTGATGATTTTTTAGCGGCAACCAAGGCGTTAATGGATAATTCTGAAAGAATGGTTCTTTATAGCGAAGAAACCATTTATGCGGGTATGGAAGCGTCAATGGCTTACACTAAATCATCCAAAACACTACTTGAAAATGCCGAAGCGTTTAGAAATGTTGGAATAGGATTGGCGGACGCTTCTAAAAATATTGAGGAAATTGGTAACAGATCTGTAAGTGTCGGTCTTAATGCAAAAGCAACATCTGAAACTCTAATTAAAAATTTAGGAGCATTAAACCAATATGGTTTTCAAAATGGTGTTAAAGGTTTGGGTAAAATGGTTCAAGAGGCTCAAGCATTAAAAATTAATATGGATGAAACGCTTAAGATTGCTGATAAGTTATATGACCCAGAAAGCGCAATTACGTTAGCAGCCAATTTACAAGTTGTTGGTGGTGCGTTTGGTGACTTGGGTGATCCAATTAAATTAATGTATGATGCAACCAATAATGTTGAATCATTACAGACAAGTATTATTGGTGCTGCAAGAAGTTTAGCGACATATAATGCGGAACAAGGTAGATTTGAAGTAACTGGAGTTAATTTAAGACGCGCTAAAGCAATGGCTGATGCTTTAGGTATGTCAATGGGTGAACTAACAAACATGGCAGTTAAAGGTGCGGCTAAATTTGAAGCAATGAGTCAATTAGATCTATTTCCAGATTTAACAGACGATCAAAAAGAATTCGTTTCCAATTTATCAACAATAAAAGATGGTAGAGTTGGTTTTGATTTACCAGATGATATTGCTAAAAAAATGGGGTTAACAAATCTTAATGAAGGGTTTATTGCTTTAGATGACCTTTCCGGAAGTCAAATACTTGAATTTAAAAGGTTACAAGAAAATGTTGCAAAAACAAGTACAGTAGATATTGCTAGAAATCAATTAAACCAAACAACACAAATTGCCAGTACCGTCAGTGCCATATATCTTAGAATGATGGAAGACGGTAGAAGAAGTTCAGTTGGACAAACAGCGTTGGAAGCTAATCAAAAGATCAATAACGCTCTTTATGAAAATTTCGATGCATCCAAAATGACCACGCCACAAATGTTGGATAAAGCTTATCAAATGGCTAAGGACACTTTAGGTGGGAATATAACGGATGTGATGAAAGAAGAATATGAAAAAATGAAAGCTCAGCTTCCTGAAGTTGGTGAATATATTGACAGAGGTATCGATACCTTAAAAAATGCTAGTGAAAATATAAATTTACCTGAAATGTTTGAAAATCTGAAAAAGGAGCTTGGTCCTATTGCAGAACCCGTAATAGAAAGGGGTAAAGAATTTTTAAAAGAATTGGGTATAACTGTTAGAGTAGATTTAAATAGTACCAGCCCAGAACTTGCTGAAATGTTTGTTGCAGAAATTGATAGAAACCCTAAACTAAAAAGCGACTTAGCAGGAAAGATTTTCGGAAACAAGAGAGAATATACTTGATAGTATTTTTTTATTTTCTCTATTTATTAAGTAAAAGAATAGATGCCAAGTTATTTAGATTTTGATAGCACCAAAAGTTTTAGAGACTCTTTAATTTCTAAAACACTTCAAGCGCCTAATGGTCCTCAGACTTTTAGTTCTACATCCTATTCTGTTGGGAATACAAATAGTTTTTCAAATAAAAATAGTGGTGATGTTGTTGGAAATGACGCGTACAATAGAGTAGATCTATTAAAGAATTCATATGCTATTAATCGTTTTGGACCAGAAAGCGATTCACAATTTTTAATCGTTGATCAAATAAATACCGTACCATCTTTAGGTAATTTAGCATTATATCCATATTTCCCAATTCAAGATGTTTTAGGTAGAAGTCTTATCGGGGCGTTAAATTCAGAAAATTATGAATTTGAATCTAAACTAGCACAATTTTCAAATAGATATTTGGTTGAAAGTCCTGATGGTCCGGTTCAATCAAGAATTAGACAAAATTTACAAACAGCTACATTAGGTAGATTAAGAATATTAGATGCGTTACAAGGAAACACATCGACAGCTATTAATATTCTTAGGGGTAGAGAAAATCTGGTTGAAAAAAATAACAAGATTACTGTTGCGAAATCTTTAGCAGGTAAAGCCATAGATTTTGTCCAAACAGTTGCTGGTGTTGAATTTCCATTTTCTGAAATTCCTGGACAATATTTAAGTGACCCTGCTAACCCAATAAATTACAGACCAGAACCAAAAACAAAAGTTGGCGCTTTATTGCAAGACATTACTGGCGTATTGGGATCTTTAGTTGGTATAGAAAGAAGACCTAAGAGATCAAGTAAACCATCTGATCTAATGTATGAATACATGGGTTCGGGGCAGAAAGATGCATTACATGATAATCTTTCATTTTCAACATATAGACCAGATTATACAACAGTTGCTAGATCACAACAATCTAGTAAATTATTTAATTTCCCAAATGCAATTGCCCAAGGTATAAAGAATCTTATTGGTGCTGAAGCACCTCGAGGTAATGCATATATTGGTGATGATAGATCTGAAAACGTTATTTACGCTATGTCAGATTTTAATGATAATGTGGTTAGAAGTCCATATTATCTTTCTCTTTTATTTGATCCAGTACAAGCAAGACTTTTTCAAAATGAAAAGAATATATCAGAAGGTGGTCAAATATCGGGTAAATTAACTTGGTATAGTAGAAGTTCTAAAAACAAATTAGGTGAGCATAATAATGAATTTGAATCAGAAAGATCCAAGTTTGAAGAGAGTCTATCAACAAGAACTGAATTTAGACAAGATTCTATTTTAGCTAAAACGCAAGAGTTATTAAACTCTATGCCGTTAGATGGTGCACAATCTAGAACTCACGTAGGTAACGTTATCGATCAGACAAGCCGAATTTTTAAAGAAGGTGATATTTTCCTTTCAAGAGGTTCTGCTGTAAAATATGTTAATAAGGTTACAGGCACCGAAGATGGTACTGAATATTGTAGAGTTTGGACAAAGGATAGAGCATATATGAACTATTCTGATACCATGAAAAGAACCGGTTTAATTAGAAAATTTGAAGAAAGTGTCATTTCTACACCTTTTAACTTAAACATTGCACCAATGTCCAACGGAATGCGTGATTTTGGTGGATCTACAAATATTATAGGGGACTCTAGTCCTAATTCCTTTGATGGTAAAGCAAAAAAATACATGTTTTCGATTGAAAATCTTGCTTGGAAAACATCAAACAAGCCTGGATTTACTGTAGCTGATTTACCAGTTTGTGAAAGAGGATATAATGGTGGTAGAGTTATGTGGTTTCCGCCATATGATTTAAAAGTTAATGAGGTTAATAGCGTTGATTGGGATACAAATAAATTCTTAGGCCGACCAGAACCAATATATACTTACAAAAGTACTGAAAGAAGTGGTACAATATCATTTAAGGTTGTTGTCGATCACCCAAGTATATTAAATCTTTTAATAAAAGATATTACTGACGAAGAGGCCGAAAATTATTTAAATGCATTCTTTGCTGGATGTCAGGATCTTGATTTTTATGATCTTGTTAGTAGATATACAAAACTAGATAGAAGTGATATAGAATTAATAATCGCTTACTTAGAATACTATAGAGATGGTAAAACAACGGATACGGTAGACCTTTTATCATTTAGAAATATTGCTGGTGACACAACAGTTTTTACTGATGTAGAACAAACCCCACAAGGACAAAATCCAGGTAACGAAGATTCAATATCATTTGATGATAGTTTATATTTTCCAAATGATGTTCCTTTACCAAGAAATAATTTATATGCTGATAAAGATTATGGTAAAGTTTATACCGGGTATATTGGTGAGAAACCACTTTTTCTATCAAAATTAGATACTGAATTAACAAATATATTAACAATAAATAATTCGAATAATATTTCGGATAGGGTAACAATATTTGGTGAAAAAGACCCAACAAGTGGCGGATCAACTGTTAGTGATTTAGTTTCAAAAACTCAAAATGATATCGAAAATGGATTTGATAAACTTGAAGCAAGTTTTGTAAAACTAAATGAAGATTTAACAAAAATAAAAGAAAAAATTGCAACAAATTCGATTAAAGATATCGCTCTTAAAATAACATCAACAACATCGTTTGTTGCTAGCGATACCTATAATATAAAATTAGCATATAGAAGATCAGATAGTATTATAAAATTTATTTTACAAACACTTTCTAAAGATGGATCTTGGCCATCAACAATTAATCCTAGCAATTATTGGGGATCAACAATTGCTGATTTAGATAAAAATCCAGATGTGGTTACAGAATCTATTCCTATTAAACTTAAAGATTTGGGTTATGGGGATGATATATCTGGTGAAATAAACATAACATTTACAAATAAAGGAGAAAAAGCAACAGTACAGGAAGGAAGTTATAATTGTGGTGACTTTGAAATTAAAAATAGGGCTTTACAATTATACACACCAATTACATTCTTTTGTAGAGCTACAGAAGTTTCTATGAATGCAATAGTGAAAAACCCAGGACAACCAGGAACTCCATCAACAGACCCAACAAGTATAACAACAATTACACCAGGTAGAACTGAAATATTTTTTGATAGTAAACCAGTAAATAGAAAACCACCTTTAGATGTTGTTAAAAAGATAATAATGAAAACATTATCTGAATGTTTTTATTTTAAAAAATTAGAAGAAAAGGACCCCGTTGTTTTTAATAGTCTTAAAGAAAAATTAAGATATTTTCATCCAGCGTTCCATTCAATGACACCAGAAGGGTTAAACAGTCGTTTAACATTCTTACATCAATGCATTAGACCAGGAGATACAATTCCTGTTAAAGGCTTAGGAACAGAAGTTAATACGTCTTTAGATGCTAGAAATACAACGTTTGGACCACCACCAGTTTGCATAATAAGAATTGGTGATTTCTATCATTCAAAAGTTGTTATTACAAACGTAAACATTAGTTATGAAAATTCTACATGGGACATGAACCCAGAAGGGATTGGTTACCAACCAATGATAGCCGATGTTACATTACAGGTAAATTTTATCGGCGGGCAAGGACTTAAAGAGCCTGTTGCAAAATTACAAAATGCATTAAGTGCAAACTTCTATGCCAATACCGAAATATATGATTATAGAGCCGATTCTACTATAGATGGTAAAGAATTATATGATAGAATTAATAAAGATTTTTTAGAAAAATTATATCCTAAAGAAACACCAAAAAAACCAACAGCCGAAGCATCACCAGATGCTCCAGTGGATGGTCAATATATAGGAACATTAGCTGATTCAAAATTAAATTATTCTAATAATATCCAGTTAGTTATTGACAACACAAATAACTACTTTAAGGTTTTTGGTGAAACATACAATGAATTACAAAAATTATTTGGTGTCGAAATGTTACCATTATTCATATCACCAACATACAGAACAACTAACCAATTAGACATTCAAAACACAATATCAACAACAACACAAGTTCCATTACTTGGTAAGTATAAAAAGGGAATAGATTTTAGTAATTTACTTCAAAATTTTGAATCTCAACTCACAGGAAAAACTACAGGATCTGACCATAACTTAATACTTGATTTAGATATACCAACTGGTTCATCAAAGTATGAACGTTCAAGAAAGATTATAGATCCTTTAATATTGACTTATGTTACAGAGTTTTTAACAACAGTTAGGGATAATAAATTAACCGCTAATATAGAAAAATCTAGAGATTTGTTAATTGAAGAAATTGATAAAGTTAATTTTATAATGTCAACTAATGGTATTGATGGTAAAACAGAAAAAGGTGTCATTACTGCACAACAGTTAACAGATTTTAATCATACCGATTTTTATGGTAAGTATGATAACGCTATTGATTTGATTACAAGCAAAGGCGCTATATTCACCGAAGAGTTAGACACAACATTTAACTTCACATCAATAACGTTTACTGATGATACCTATAAAAAAATATTATCGTTTATCATTAAAGATAAAGTAGATAGTATTTTAACACAATATAATTCATCTGCGGATAAAGATTTATTTGATAAAAATGCGGTTAATAAAATTGAAAGAAGATTAAAGAAATTTATTTCTAATAACTTGACCGAACCAAAAGATAAAAAATTTAAATATAAAGAAGCAAAGGTTAAAAAAACTTTAGAACCATATTCATTTACCACTGGAACATTATCTTCCGGACAACAAGATGTATTAAAGAAAATTCATACATCAAATGATGGTTCCACAACTAAATTAAATTTTTCTAAAGCAATTAAATAATGAATCAATATTTCAATAGATACGAGTATTTTGATGCAGATGGTGAAAGTAAAATTGTACCAGGTATTGAGTTACCAATAAAAGGTACAGATAAGTTTATGCAATATAAAAGAGGTAAACATAGGTTGGATAAGGTATCTCAAGAATATTATGGAACACCCTTGTTTAGTTGGTTGATAATGATGGCCAACCCAACACTTGGTTCATTAGAATTTGAAATACCGGACAATTCCATGGTAAGGATTCCATTTCCGTTAATTAACTCTTTACAAGATTATAAAAAGAACGTAGAATTGTATAGGCTATATTATGGCGAATAACAACATAAATCAAAATGAAAACATACTAGTTACAGTTGACCAACAGAACATCATACATATTGATCCAAATAGTGTGGTTGATTCAAATGGTCAAATTCAATCTAGGCTTGTTAATCATGAAAACTTAGTAATGTATGTTAACTTGGAAGCAGATTTGATTCCGAGAACGACGTTATTTACCAATAATGAACAAAACTCCTTATTTAGTGTAGCACAAGGAACATTTAATTTACTTAGAAATCAAGGTGATAAGAATGAGTTTGAAAATAATTTTGACACCAACTGGACAGACACGTTTGTTGGTAAATCAGAAAGAGTAAATTTAAAATTATTTGGTTTACCTCTTAGTTTCGATACTGTAAAAAAACAAGACTACGATCCAACAGCACAAACTTTTGGGATAGAGAGTATTAGTATTGTTGTAAAGGGAGCTAATAATATTCCACAAGTTACCATAAATTTTGTTGATGTTCGAGGTAAGACATTATTTGAATCTCCTAGCAATTCACCATATAAAGCATTTTTTCATCAACCATGGCCAATATTTTACTTAACAGTAAAAGGATATTATGGTAAAGCTATTCGCTATAGATTACAACTAGTTGATTTTAAATCAAGATTTAATGGTTCATCTGGTAATTTTGAGATAACCACTAAATTTGTTGGTTCCACATATGCATTCTTGAATGATATTCTTCTACAAAATGCAATCAATGCCCCCTTTATGTATATGGTTGAAAAACAAGATGAACCATATAGAATAAACGAAAAAACCGGGTTTGTTGAAAAAAAGATTTTAAAAACAACAAAGGGGTATTCAATATTAAAATCGGTATATTCTGATTATATGGCGAAGGGTTATATACCAAAAGATTTCCCAACAAAAACACTTAGAGATTTATTAATGACCGCAAAGGGTCTTGATAAAATAATAGAAACACAACTATTCTCTGGTACGGTAGACCCAAGCGTTTTAGCACATATTGCGGAATATGATGTTTTACTTGATTCATTTGAAAGAGCGGTTGTTTCTTGGGGAAATAGATACTTGGTTTCAAATCAAAATGAAGTTAAATCTGAAACACTAAAAGGTCCAGATGGTAGAGATAAAATATATAGATATTTTAGATTAAATAAACCTACTAATGACCAAACAAAAGTGTCAGGTGGGGCCATAAATCCGGATGTAATAACAAACAAGGATGATAAAACATCACTACAAGGGATTATAAATCGATTTATAGATGGCTTAGAAAAAAATACTGCGTTTGGTAAAAACATCACCAACAATAAGGAAGTAAAAACAGTACCAATATCTTTAGATAAGGTTAGAAACATATCCGATTTCTATTTTTTCGATGGCAGCACTTATGGTGTGGCAATAGAAAAACTTGTCGATGCAATTAAAAGCATACAGACAACATTTGTTACAAGTAGAAAGGGCGTGGAAGATAAGGTTGAGGAAAAAATGAATGAAATAATTTCAAATCCCAATCTAGGTGGTTTTGGGTTTAAACCAACAATTAGAAATATTTTTGCGGTTATATTAGCCAATGCTGACACGTATATTAGATTAATGAAGGATGTTCATACAAAAGGTATTCAGAAATCTAAAGAAAGAGCTAGTAAATTTACAAAACCATCAGACCAAAACAAGGAAGAATATTTTTATCCTTGGCCAGAAGTGTTAAAAAAAGATGAGAGCGAAAGAGAAGTTGCTTTTTATCCAGCAGACCCAGCTATAACAGAACAAACTAAGGGCAATGATTTTAGTTTATGGCCTGAAGTTGAATTTATTGAAACGTATAATAGTGTAGCGACTAAAAGAGTCGATCCTTTGAGTGGTACAGAGATTGCACCGTCCGAATTAACTTTTGTTATTGATGGTGACAACGATGAGAGAAATGTAAAACACGTTAGCTCGTTTTTCAAAATCGATAATTTAATACCATACACGAATAAATCGATTGGTAATTTATTATATGAAATATATGAACGAGCATTTTTTGTGACCTCATATGATAATTTTGAGTATGGCTCCGGTTTAGATGATATTGTAAACAACGAAGTAGAAAACTTAAAAAGTTCCTTGGCTTATGATATTGACATAATTGATTTAATTAAAAACCAGGTAAAGACAACTGAAAGTTTGGTTACTTTAATATCTAGAATAAAAGAGAGAAACCCATTCTTTCAAAATAGATTATCAACTGTTGATTATATAAAAGAGCTTGTTGACCAAGATTTTGAATTAATTGATTTTGATTTGGTTGAAGTTAAAACTTCTTCTGATACTACACAACCTAATTTAAAAAAGGCAATTGATGATTATGAAATTGAACCATATAGATTAACTGAATTTCCGTTTAACTCAAATCAATACGAAACATATTTTGGTAGAAAGTTAACTGAGATAGACTATAAATATAAAAATGTTTTTTCGATAAACATTAATAATAGTTTTATCAGTTCTCCCGTTAAACCAGAATCTTGGATTAAGGACACCGCAACAAAAAACATATTTGTAGAAAAAATTAATTTACAGTCAATTGATTTTGATGGTAACACAACTGATTTTTATGAAAATATGTTAAATACCCCATATTTTCATAAACAACTTTACTCTGATTTCTTCAAAGGAGGGGTTAATGAAAGATATGTTGGTTCGGCTTATTTATTGTTAAACTCATTACCTTATAAAAATTTAAACGATCAAATAGACTTTAATGGCTCACCAATTTTAATGTCATCTTTATTTAAAGAAATTGGTGCAACGCATTTTGTTCCATATCATTTAATATTAAAATGGGGATCACAATATCACAGATACAAAAAATATTTAAAAGAAGGAGTTGATATTATTAGTGGCGTAACAACACCAATAAGTGGAAGCACTTATTTTGATAATGCAACCAATTTAACATTTGATTTAAGCGGAATCACACCAGCTTTAAGCGCCGTAACGTATAATTCTGAACAAACAATTGGAATATATCCATACTATTTTGGAATTTTTCATCAGATTACAAATGGTTATAGTTTTTACAACCCATCTGGGTTTACATCTGTATCAGCATCTACAACTGATGTGGTTGATTTATATGAAACCACAATTACTAGTGGTATAACAAAATACTCATTAAACACATCTATTGGTAGTTCGGGGTATTCGATAACATCTTTTGTTGATAATAGTAAGTTTAAAAGCACTGATCTTAGATATACAATATTACCATCAGCACAAATAAACGATAACCCAAGAGACCTCGCAACTAATTTTGATTACTTTGAACAGGATGCATTTAAAATTATTTTAGACAACCCTGGAGTATATCAAACAACAACCCCATACAATACATTCTATTTACCATCATATGACGAAGAATTTAAAAATACCAATAACACATATTCTTTAATTGGTGAACAAAGAAAGTTTTTAGAACTTATTGCAACATTTAGTCCTAAATTACTAGACGAAATGGAAAGTCAATTCTTGGAATTTGCGTCATTAGATTTAAAGCTAGATTCATCAAATAACACACATGATTACAACACGTTCCAATCACTATTGAAAGCAATTTGTTCAATACCAAATACTGGTATTGATTTTTCGAGTGATGGCCATAAAATTAAAATACTTCAAAATCAAATAAAGAATCTTGAAGAAATAACAAAATCTTTATTAGAAAATAAAAATTTAAAAAAATTAACAATAGGCAACCCAAGACAAATCGACAATTACACGTTGTTTGGATTTTCAGGGTTCAGCCAAAATTATTTTGTTGGTACCTATAATTCATCCCAGGCAACATCAGAAAATTTAAAATTAATAGAATTATATATTGGTCATAACTTAACTGGGGCAACATATTCAGGAATAACAAATAACATTTATCGAAACTTTTTTGAAGTTAATAATATTCGATTAGACGAAGAAAACATTATTAGCCATAGAGAACTGGCTAGAATATATGCGGGGTGGGTAAAGTCACAAAGAGACGTCTCTATTGGTTTTACACCAACTAGATCAGCGTTTGTAACATATATTGGCCAAAACATCACTAGAGAACAGGATAGAAGGTTATTAGTTTATTTAGATAATTTAATTAGAAAATTAAGTCAATTAGAAAAGCCAAATGAAAACAATAAAATAACAATATACCATGGTTTCAATGAAGCTAAAACAACAAAATTAGATTTATATCAATTTTTTAAATCATTTAATGATAAATGGATATCCGGTAACGCAGTTGGTCAAAGACATTTAATGGATGAGTTCCTATTTTTAGATAGAACAAATAGTGATATTGGGGATAAGGCATATATTTCATTAGAGCGTTTAATTTCATTATCAAACGAGAGGAATATCAAAGTAGATTTATATAGTGCAATTTCAATACTAATTCAAGGTACTAATTTTGATATGAAACCACTTCCGGCATATGTTAATTTTTATGGCACAAACTCAACTAACAAGAAAAAAATAACACCATCTAAAAATTTAGCAAAAAACCTATTTGGAACTCACTTAGACGTTGATTATCAAGATGCTACACCTAAAATAATTTTACAATATGTAAATGGTACATCAAAGTACCTTGATATGTCTAGAATTAGTAAGGAATTTAAATTTAAAAATGACGGGTTTGATATTAAAGACACAACAAATAATCCATTACTTGTTGAGCCAAAAATATTTATGGATTCAGATTTATCCAGATCTAACCGTGTTGTATCATTTGAAGTAAACTTTGGTGATTATAGTCAAAGTATATTTAAAGAAGTATCGCTAGATCAAAGCACATATAAAAACACAAATGAAAGTGCTTTAGCACAAGAAAGATTAGCTAGATCTCAAGGAGGTGGGGGTACACATCAAATAGATATTGGATTATTTGACATCTATAAAACGGCTTCATACCAGTGTACTGTCACCATGATGGGAAATGTTATGATACAGCCAACAATGTATTTTTATTTGGCTAATATACCAATGTTTGAGGGGACATATCTTGTATTTGATGTTACACACCAAATCAGAGGAAACACTATTGAAACATCATTAACCGGGGTAAGATTATCTGCTAGTATGTTACCAAATCTAGAGAACTCGTTTATGGCTAGTTATAGGCCATTATTTAGTAGAATATTATCGGCTGCGATCAAGAAAAAGCAACAAATCGATAACCAAACAACAACCGAAAAGACAATAACATTATCGAATAATCAAAACGCACTCATTAATCCAGGTGATTCTGTAGCTGGGGAAGATTTTAATAAATTAATCGTCAAAGAAAACGGGTTTTATAAAGATTTCATACCATACAACGGTGTTAAGTATAATGGAAAGGAAGAAAAATATATTCAATTGATTGATTTAGGTGGTAATGATAACAGATGGTTAAGGGCTAGAGTTGCTAGAATGGGTGGTTCAACATATTCTATTGATGATAGTACAAATATGTTATTGATTTCCGGAATAAATGCTAATCCGAATCCAATTACCTGGTCAAATATAAAAACAACATTAAGTGAGTATTATAGCGTGAGGGTAAATTCAACCCAAGCAAATAAAGAAACAATTTTTGGTTATAAAACTGAGTTTTTAAATCCTAGAACCAATACAAAGTATATTTTACAACCATTGATAAATAATACCGCTAAAGTGTATAATGGGCTAGTTACGGAGGGACCAAGCGAAACGATTGGTAATTTTGGTGTTGGTATGAGTTCATTATTGATGAAAAAACTAAAAGTAAATGAGGGTGATGTGGTTTATTTTAGATTGATTTAGTAAAATACTCATTTCTATAATATTTATAGTAATAATATTTAAAATTATGGATAAACTTAATAAATCCTTAGACCAGTTCTTAACCCCAAAGGTTTCTAAATCTATGAACAATGGTGTTGAAAGAGAAGAATGTGATTTACAAACTGGCGAATGCTACGTTATTAGATCTAAAGACGGTATCGTTGAAAGAATAAATAAAAAATACATTACCGAAGACGGTAGACAATTATTACAAGACTAAAGCCATGCTAGAAAAAAAATTATTAGAGGAAATAAATAGATTTAAATCTATTAACAGAAACGCTAAATCATTTTATTTGATTAACGAACAAGAAGTTCCATTACCTCCAGCTGATTCAGCGGCTCCAGAATTACCTGCAGCACCAGACGCACCTATGGGGGATGTACCTGTCGATCAAGCACCAGTAATGGACTCTCCTGTAGAAAATACCGAAGAAGTTGATGTTACAGACTTGGTTAACATGACTAAAAACATTAAAAACGAACTTGAAATGTCTAAAAATGAGAATGGTGACGTTTTAAGAAAGATGGATGATGTTTTTTCTAAGTTAGATGATTTAGAAATGAAATTAGGTAACATGGATAGTGTTATAAACAAAATCGAACAACTTGGCGCTAAGGTTGAAGGAATGAAACAACCAACAGCACAAGAAAAATTAGAGATGCGTTCATTGGATTCATATCCATTTAATGAAAAACCACAAGAGTTTTTTGCACATAAACAAGACGAAATGAGAGCCAGCGGTAAAAATGAATATATTCTAACTAAAAATGATATAGAAAACTATTCTAAAGAAGAAATGGCCAAAACTTTTAACCCTTTTAGCAATGATGAACAAGAATCTAGATTCCAATATTAATTTCTTCTTTCAAACTCAGTTACAATTAAAAGTACTTCATTGGCAAACAAAGGGCTACGCTAGACACAAAGCCTTTGGTGACACTTATGACGATTTGGTTGAACTCGTGGATGAATTTGTTGAAGTTTGTATGGGTAAGCATGGTAGATTTATACTACAGGAAGATAATAAAACAATACGAATAGAAAATCTTACGGAGGTTAGTATAGTTGATTTTATACAAAACACCAAATCTAAATTAATTTCTATTTCTAAAGAATTATCACCAGAAGCGGACACGGACTTATTAAATATAAAGGATGAGATGTTAGCGAAAGTCAATAAATTGGCTTATCTTTTAACATTGGAGTAAAAAAACCTTTTTTTCAAAAAACTTTAACCCAGATTTTTTTATCTGGGTTTTTTTGTCTATATTTTACCATAGATTATTAACAACTTAAATTTTAAACTATGTCTAACGTTTTAGAAGCAGCATTGGCTCAGTACGAAAAGAATACTCAGCCTAGTTCATCATCACAGAAAATTAGCTCTGAAGAGAGGCTAAAAATGTACTTTGCGGCGATTTTGCCAAAGGGTCAAACAAGTGGTATGAAAAGAATTAGAATCCTACCTCCTTTAGAAGGACAAGACCTTTTTTGGACAGAGAAATACTTCCATGAAGTTCAGGTAGATAAAAAATGGGTCAAATTGTATGATCCAGCTCAAGATGGTGAAAGATCACCATTAAACGAAGTTGGTGATGCATTAAAAATGACCGGAAGTGAAGCAGATAGAAAATTAGCTGGACAATACAAGGCCAGAAAATTTTATATTTTGCGAGTTATCGATAGAGATAACGAACAGGATGGTGTTAAATTTTGGAGAATTAAGCACAGTCTTAAGAATGATGGTGCGTATAACAAAATTATGGACCTAATTAAAGCCAAAAAAGAGGACATCACCGATCCAAACACGGGTAGAGATGTTACAATCACCCTAACTGTTATTAAGAACCCTATGGGCGGTGAATACACGGCAATCACTAGTATTATTCCAGAAGATCGCGCTCCTCTAAGTGAAAATGAAGAGCAAAAGAATCTTTGGTTATCTAATCAGTTAACTTGGCAGGATGCATATTCTAAAAAGCCTGTTGAATACCTAGAGGGAGTTGCTGAAGGATACGTTCCAAAATGGAATGATAAGATTAAAAAGTATGTATATGGTGAAGAAGCTGAAGTTTTATTGGGTAATACTAGTAGCACAACAACTTTACCAGACCCTCAAGAAGATGATGAGGCTGATGAAAATTTACCGTTTTAATTAAATCAATATTAATGATAGCCCGGGGTTAATACCTGGGTTATCATTCAATTAAAAAAAAATATATGGCAATTAAAAAACAAAATTTTACGTTATCACAGATTGCGTCTAAGTATTCTAGCAAAACTACTTATAAACCAGATCGTTTTTTTGATTTGGGTGACGCTTTCCTTGATGCAACTGGTTTACCAGGACCTGCCATGGGGCACATAAACATGTTCTTAGGGCATTCTGATACCGGTAAAACTACTGCACTATTAGGAGCAGCTTCGGATGCAATTAAAAAGGGTATTCTACCTATTTTTATTATTACAGAACAAAAGTTTGATTTTG